TATAAAAAAGAACAGGGCGATTACATCGGTAAGATGTTAGGTGTTAATGTTACAGACATCACAGACGTAGAAGTTGTAACAGAGGAATCGGATTTATAAAATAATATAATGTCAGTTTTATTGGTTGATGGTGATAATTTACTTACCATAGGATTTTATGGTGTTAAGAATTATTTCTACAAAGGAGAACACATAGGTGGTATATATCATTTTCTTAACACATTACGTAAGTCATTTGAATACTATCATTTAAATAAAATTGTTGTTTTTTGGGATGGCCATGATGGTTCAAGCGAAAGACGAAAATTATATGTACATTATAAAGAAAATAGACGCGAAAGGATTCGTTCAGAAGAAGAACTTAATTCCTACACCTATCAAAGAAATCGTATTAAGCAATACTTGGAGGAGCTTTATGTTAGACAAGGTGAATTCGAGTATTGCGAAACCGATGATAGTATCGCATATTACACACAGAATTCAGAAGAGGATATCATTATTTATTCATCAGATGGGGATTTAACACAACTAGTTAAAAAAAATGTTAAATTATACAACCCATCACATCAAAAGTTATATCAAGAAAAAGAATCGTTTATCTACAATCACGAAGAAATTTTAATAGAAAATGTAAAATTTGTTAAAATGTTTTGTGGCGATAGTTCAGATAACATTGCGGGTATTAAAGGAATGGGAATTAAAAGATTTCTAACCTTTTTTCCGGAAGCAAAAGTTAATAAATTATCGGTTGAGGAAATTAGGACTAAAACTAATTTATTGTTTGAACAAGATAAACACAATAAGACATTAGCAAATTTATTAACCGGAGTAACTAAATATGGAGTATTTGGTGACGAGTTCTATGATATAAATGAGAGAATTGTAAGTTTAGAAAAACCATTTTTAACTGACGATGCGAAAGAAGTAATAAATCTTCTTATCAATGAAAGTTTAGACCAAGAAGGTCGTTCATATAAGAATGCGATGAAAATGATGACTGATGATGGATTATTCAATGTACTACCAAAATCCGATGATTCTTGGATTAAGTTCTTAAATCCATTCCTAAGATTAACAAGAAAAGAAAAAAATATAATAAAAACAAAAACAATAAAAGTAAAAAACAATGAATAACAATCAAGACAACATTACTAAATTTGAATTTCTCTTGACACTAGAAAACAATATAGTGTGTCAAAGATATTTCAATGTAAGAAATCACGTTGCACAATCTAGATGTTCTTTAGATTTACACTACTACGTGAAAAATATTTCTGAAGAAATTCAGGAAGATTTGAAAATAAAAAGTTCCAACTACATGTGCGAAAATCAAAATTTTATCCTCAATTCAGAGAATGTGGAAGACGCGGCAAATCAAGAAAAAGAACATTTTTTATTGGAAATTAAGCTAGGTGAGGATGTATTTATTTCTAGAATATTTCCTGCGTACTACTACCACCCAAAAGCTAGATATACAGTTGACATTCGTCCAAAACTTAAGAGATTTTTGTCAGATTTAACTGACATTTTATCATCTTATGAGTTGGAGACGACTTACTTACAATATGAATTATAATTTAAAAACAGACTATTAATTATTACTATGGAAGAAAGGAATTTTGGTAATTTAGGATTTTCGTTTCAACAATCACTTATTAAAGTGATAATAGAAGACAGAAAATTCGGAGAGATGATTATCGATGTAATCGAGAGCAAATATTTTGATAATGTATCATTTAAATACATTATGGAAAATCTAAAGGAGTTGTGGAAGACCTATGATAAAATTCCAGATTATCATACTATGGCGCAGAAAATCATGGCCGAGAATGGTGCGAATTCAAATTCTAAAATGCATATCGACACTTTAGAAGCCATAAAAAATAATGAGCAACAAAATGACCTAGTAAAGGATACTGCTCTTAATTTCTGTAAGCAACAAAACCTTAAAAAGGAACTAAAGAATGTAAATAACATTATTGATAATGGTGATTTTGAGTCGTACAACAAAATAGAAGAAATCATTAAAAAAGCACTACAAGTAGGATTACAAGATGATGAAGCTGACGATGTTTTTGCTAATATAGATGATGCGTTAGAAAAGGATTTTAGACAACCCCTACCAACAGGAATTGTGGGTGTTGATAACGTATTAAAGGGTGGATTAGGTATTGGTGAGCTAGGTGTTGTATTGGCACCAACAGGTACAGGTAAGACAACGTTATTAACCAAATTTGCGAATACAGCATATAACATGGGTCACCACGTTGTGCAGATATTCTTTGAAGATAATCCGGGTAACATTAAAAGAAAGCATTACACTATCTGGTCAAACATTACCCCTGATGAACAACCTGAATTTAAGGATGAGGTTAAGAAGGCGGTAGACGAAGCTCAAGCACGTTCTAAAGGTTCTTTAAGACTTTTGAAGTTGGCTAGTGATAATGTGACAATTACAGAAATAAAAAATAAAATAAGAAAAATTAATTCTGAAAGTCCAAGTAACATTGATTTATTGATTATTGACTACGTGGATTGTATTTCAGCTGAAAGATCTGTAAATGGAGAAGAATGGAAGGGTGAAGGTTCTATTATGCGAAGCTTAGAATCTATGACAGGGGAATTTGGAATGGCAATTTGGACGGCAACACAAGGTAATCGTGAATCAATTTCATCTGAAGTTGTAACTGGTGACCAGATGGGAGGTTCAATTAAGAAGGCACAAATCGCACACGTAATATTATCTATTGGTAAAACATTAGAACAAAAAGAACATAATTTAGCTACATTAACATTACTTAAATCACGTATTGGTAAGGATGGAATTATATGGCAAAATTGTAAATTTAACAACGAATTTTTAGTTATTGATACCGAATCACAAAATACACTTCTAGGACACGAAGAACAGAAGACACAAGACAGAGCTGCTCGAACTGCCGATATATACAGGAAGGCACAGCAGAAGAAAGGTACCGTAACACAATAACACATAAAACTTAAAAGGAACAAAAAACGATGCAGAAAGGTAAAAAATTTCTGAGTGATCTTAAATTGCACTCAGATTATTTCAAATGGAAAGAAAAAGAACAAAGGTATGAGACATGGGAAGATGCCTGCGAAAACATAATTGATGGTCATAGAAAAAAATATGAAACTATTGGCTCGGCCGTAGAACCATATCTAGAAAGTGCGCTTGAGAGCATGAAAGAACAATCTGTATTAGCATCACAAAGAAATTTGCAATACAGGCACGACCAAATTATGAAACATAATACGAGGATGTTTAACTGTACTTCAGGTCACATTGCTCGTAATAGAGTGTTTCAAGAAATATTTTATTTAGCATTGTCTGGTTGTGGATTTGGCGGAGGCTTATCAATTCCTTTTGTAAATAATTTAAGTCGACTACAAAAAAGAACTTTGGGAACTAAGACCTTTTATATTGAAGATTCAATTGAAGGATGGTCAGATTCTTTAGGTGTTTTAATGTCATCTTATTTTGTAGATGAACAACCATTTCCAGAATATGCTGGTTATGAAATTAAATTTGATTATTCGTACATTAGAGAAAAAGGCGCGTTCATCAGTGGTGGATTCAAAGCCCCTGGTCCAGAAGGTTTAAAACAATCACTAGAAAAAATTGAAACGTTAATTGAAAAATGGATTGCTAATGAAGGTGAAAAAATTAGACCAATTTTAGCGTTTGATATTATTTGTCACTCAGCTGATGCTGTGTTGTCTGGTGGTGTTAGACGTTCAGCTTTGAATATGATTGTTGACCCTAACGATGATGAGATGATTCACGCTAAGACAGGTAATTGGAGAATGGAAAACCCACAAAGAGGTCGTAGTAATAACTCAGTGTTATTATTGAGAAGCGAAGTTAATAAAGAACAATTTAATTACTTAGTACAATTAAACGATGGTGCAAATGATATTGGTTTCGTATTTGCAAATAGTTGGTTTGATATGTTTAATCCATGTTTTGAAATTTTAAAAATACCAGTATTAGATACAATCGATTTTGGTAAAATAAAATACGATGAAGTAGAACAATATGTTAAAGATAATAAATCTAAGTTTGGAATTCAAGGTTGTAACTTAACAGAAATCAATGCTGAAAAGGCAACAACAAAAGAGAAATTTTTAAAAGCTTGTAAGGATGCGTCTATTTTAGGTACATTACAAGCAGGCTATACAGAGTTTCCGTATTTGGGTGAAACAAGTAAAGAGATTTTTAAAAGAGAAGCATTATTAGGTGTTAGTATTACAGGATGGATGAATAATCCAAAATTGTTTAATGCTGAATTATTAGAAGAAGGGGCACAGGTTGTTAAAGACACAAACAAAGAAGTTGCGGCTGTTATTGGAATTAACCAAGCGGCAAGAACAACATGTGTTAAACCATCAGGTAACGCATCTGTTGTATTAGGAACTGCTTCAGGAATTCATCCAGAACATTCTGAAAAGTATTTCCGTATTATGCAATTAAATAAAGAAAGTAATACAGCAAAATGGTTAGAAGAAAATATGGCGTTCTTATTAGAAGAAAGCGTATGGTCATCAACCAAGAGCGACTATGTTGTATTTGTTCCTGTTGAAAATCCAAAAGTAGGGTTGTTTAAAAAAGATATGAAAGGCATCAAACACCTTGAGTTAATCAAGTTAGTTCAACAACATTGGGTAAACGCGGGTACAAATCCTGAGTTATGTGCTTACATGCCTGTTAATCATAATACATCTTGTACTGTTATCATTGATGATAAAGATGCAATTGTTGATTATATTTGGGAACAAAGAGATTTCTTCACTGCGGTGAGCTTTATGTCAGACTATGGTGACAAGGATTTTAACCAAGCGCCATTCACTTCAGTACTAAATCTTGATGAGTTAGTTGAAACATATGGTAAAGGGTCTGTATTGGCCTCTGGTTTGATTATAGACGGGTTACATTACTTTAATCAAAACTTATGGTTAGCTACAGAACACTTACTTGATGACACTATTCTCGCTACAGGAACAAGAGAACAAGTTTTATTAAAGAAATATTGGATTTCAAGATCAAAGAAATTTGCAAAGAATTACTTCAAAGGTGATTTAAAGAAAATGGTATATTGTTTAAAAGATGTACATTTATTCTATAAGTGGGAAACTATCACTCGTCAGTTTAAAGAAGTTAATTTTGGTGAAATTCTAAATAAACCTCAATATAAGAGCATCTCAGATTTTGCAGCTCAAGCTTGTAGCGGTGCTTCTTGCGACGTAACAAGTATATAATGAAAGAAGGGGTTGATTACATTATAGAGGAGGGGTCAGGACTAATGGTTCTGACTTCTCTTTTTTTATTAAACAGGGGCTATTGTTGTGGTAATAAATGTAAAAATTGTCCCTATGAACCGGTCCATATTAAAGGTAATATAAAACCAAAAGAAGATACATAACCATTTTATGAATTATTATATTTATAGATATGACGACATATGGTATCGACTTCCCATTTAGGGATTCATTAAAGGGCGATTATTTAGGAATGACAGAAACACCTGAAAGGGAAGTTAGAGCAAACCTAATACATTTATTACTTACTAGAAGGGGTAGTAGATATTACTTACCGGATTTTGGTACTAGAT